GCATTCAACGTGGGTTATTCGCGACCACAGTTTTTTTTTAGCGACAGTCAGAATTTAATAGGGTAATAAACGCACTGTATGGCTACACAAAGAGAAGTTGCAGACCATTTGGATTTATCAGTCAAAAGAGTCTCAGAATTGATTAGAGACGGAATACTGCCCTCAAAACAGGGTAGAAGTCCACTAAATATTGATGTTTGCAGAGTTGCGTATATATCGTACCTTAGAAAACTAGGTGGATATCACAAAAGAAGTGGTACTGGTGATATTGCAGAAGAAAAAACTAAACTAACTGCTGCTCAAGCTAGAAAAGCAGAGTTAGAAGTAGAAGAACTAGAGGGCAACCTAATCCCAGCACAATTAGTTGAAGATACTTGGGTTGACTATGTATCTAATGCAAGAGCAAAGCTATTAGGACTACCCTCAAGAATTGCACATCAGGTTATTACTGTAGATAAATATGCGGAAGCAGAATTAATATTAAAAGAACAAGTGCATGAAGCACTAAACGAGTTAGCTCAAGATGGAATACCTCAAAAATATAGAAAAGGTGATACAGGAGACCAATCAGACATGGACTCCACCACCCAATCTGAAGATTAGTAATTGGTCTGATAACTACAGGCGATTATCTCCTGAATCATCAGCAGAAGCTGGTGCATGGAAAACTGATAGAGCACCTTATCAAAGAGAGATAATGGATTCTTTTAATGACCCTGACATTCAAAGAATAGTATTTATGAAGTCTGCTCAGGTTGGTGCTACTGAGATTCTACTAAATGTCATTGGTTACTACATAGACCAAGACCCAGCTCCAATGCTAATCATGCAACCTACTTTGCAAATGGCTCAAGCATTTAGTAAAGATAGGCTTGCTACTATGATTAGAGATTCTGAAAAGATAAGAGATTGTGTGAAAGACCCAAGAAGTCGTGATTCAGGTAACACAGTTTTATCTAAAAAGTTTGCAGGTGGTAATTTAAACATTGTTGGCTCTAATTCTGCATCAGGACTTGCATCAAGACCGATTAGAATTGTATTAGCTGATGAGGTTGATAGATACGAACAATCAGCAGGAGCAGAAGGTGACCCAATATCTCTTGCAACTAAAAGAACAACCACCTTTTGGAATAAAAAGATATATATGTGTTCTACTCCTACAATAAAAGGATTATCAAGAATAGAAACTGCTTTTGAAGAATCAGATAAACGCTATTACCATGTACCTTGCCCTGAATGTAATGAGAAGCAAGTATTAAAATGGAAGAATGTGGTTTGGGAAGATAATCAACCTGAGACTGCTACTTATGCTTGCGAACATTGTGGTTCAGTTATAGATGAAGCTAAAAAGCAATGGATGTTAAAGCATGGCGAATGGATAGCATCAGAATCTAAATCAGATACAGCAGGATTTCATATATCAGAGCTATATTCTGTTTGGTCTACTTGGGCAGATATGGCTAAATCATTTTTAGAAGCTAAAAAGAATCCTGAGATGTTAAAGACTTGGATTAATACTGCTCTTGGTGAATCTTGGGAAGAACAGGGTGATGCTGTTGACCATGAAACATTATTAAGTAGAAGATTAAATTATGATTACACAACTATCCCTGAAGATGTTTTAGTTCTAACTGCTGGTGTTGATACTCAGAAGGATAGATTAGAACTGCAATTAGTTGGATGGGGTAAAAACTATGAAGCATGGGTTTGTGATTACAAGATATTTTGGGGAGACCCTAATGCTATGAATGTTTGGTCAGACTTAGATGCTTACCTAAAGAAAAGATTTAAAACTGAATCTGAAAGATTGATACCTATATCATGTTGCACAATTGACTCAGGTGGACATCATACCAATATGGTTTATCAGTTTACTAAACCAAGACAGTCAAGAAGAATATTTGCAATTAAAGGTTTATCAACAGCAGGTAAACCAATAGCAAATAGACCTACATTTGTAGGAAAAAATAAAGCTGTTCTTTATGGTGTTGGTTCTGATAGTGCTAAAGAAGCTATCTTTGCTAGATTATCTACTGAACCTGACACAACTACTTTGCATTTCTGCTCAGACCTAGATGAAGAATACTTTAAGCAGCTTACAGCAGAGAAAAGAATCACTAAGTTTGTTAGAGGTAGGAAAACACTTGCTTGGAAGCAGATAAGACCAAGAAATGAAGCATTAGATACATTGGTGTATAACTTTGCTGCTATCTATATCTTAAATCCTAACTATGACTCTATTGAAAACAAAATACTAACCCAAGAGTCAAAACCAAGAGAAAAATCACAAAATAGACCACAAAGAGGTATAAATAGAGGAAATTTCGCTACTTCTTGGAAATAATTGCTGTTTTTTGCAAAAAAAAGGCACTTTTTTTACTAAAACTATATACATTTATATAAAAGTATATAAAATAGATGGTATACATTTTAATAAGGAGTTAAAAATGCAAACAGTAAGAATAATAAAAGAAGATGCAGATAGCACAAGATTTAATGTAAGAGTTGCTCATATTTGTGGTGACTATGTATGTATCACAAGATTTGAGCATCATACAGGTTTACCTCTTTGTGATATAAAAAATAAAGTTAGAATCGTTGTTTCAAAAGATTCAGATTGGGAAAATGCACATCCTTATGATTTAATGTTTGAATCTATTGATAATGGTTTGCTTAATAAATTCAAAAATCTTGAGCAGTTCGAAGAATTTGCAAGAGCATAATCTCACCAAAATCACAAAAGGCTCTTAATTGAGCCTTTTTTATTTTTTCCCTTTTTAATATTGACAATAGCTTAATGCACATTAGTGTTAGATGTAGATATATCTAAAACATTTATGAGGTTTTTGCTTGAGCAACAAATTTGATTCAACAAATTATCCACCCCAAGTTCCTACTGAACTTCAGTTGGGAGATTATTGGGCATGGAAAAGAGAAGATTTAGCAAATGACTATCCAGTAGCAGACTATTCACTATCTTATGAATTTAATTTAGTTGATGGTGCTACAGCTTCTAATTTTACATTAACAGCAACAGAGTCAGGCGATACATATATTATCGAAGCTACTAACACATCTTCTTACACAAAAGGTAATTACAACTGGGTTTCTTACATGACTAGAAGTTCTGATTCTGCAAGAGTCAAACTTGAAGAAGGTTTTGTAGAAGTTCAAGATAATTATGCAACCACATCTGCTTCAGTTAGAAGTCATGCAAAAATTGTTTTAGATAGCATAGAAGCAGTTATTGAGAACAGGGCAAATATTGACCAATCATCTATGTCTATAGCTGGAAGGTCATTATCAAGAATGTCTATAGACGAACTATTAACTTTTAGAGATAGATACAAAGCTGAATATCTTAAAGAAGTTAAAATACAAAGAATTAGAAATAAACGTGGGTCAGGAAATACTATCAAAGTAAACTTTGGTAAAGTTGCTGGCTCAACTCCTAAGAGCTACACATAATGGCATGGTATAACAGAATATTAGGCGTAAATGAGCCTAAGAAAAAGAAAAGACAAGCATACAGAAGAAGCTACACTGGTGCTAATACTGGAAGGTTGTTTGCAGATTTTGTTACCACATCTACAAGTGCTGATGCTGAAATAAAAGATAACATAAGAATACTTCGCGATAGAGCGAGAGAATTAGCAAGAAACGATAGCTATATTTCAAGATATCTAAACCTGATGATATCTAATGTTATCGGTAAGCATGGCATAAGAGTTAGCTCTAAGGCTAGGAACGATAATGGTTCTTTAGACATTGGAGCTAACCTGCTCATTGAACGTGCTTGGAAAGAATGGGGTCAAGTTGGCAACTGTACAACTAATGGAAGATTATCATTCTTAGATTGTCAAAAAATATTTGTTGAATCACTATGTAGAGATGGTGAAGTATTAATCAGGAAAATAAAAGATAGCAATTCACCTTTTGGTTTCCAGTTACAGTTTTTAGAAGCAGACCATTTAGATGAAAATAAAAATGATGTTTATAAAGCTACTGGCAATAGAATCAAAATGGGTGTTGAAGTAGATAAGTATGACAAACCAGTTGCTTATCATTTATACAAAGACCATCCTTACGATAGAGTTTATTTAAGTCAAGCACAACACATTAGAGTTCCTGCTGATGAGATTATCCATGCTTACCTACCTACTAGAGCAGAACAAACTAGAGGTGTTTCTTTGGTTGCTACAGCAATGGCTAATGTGAAAATGCTTAATGGTTATTTAGAAGCTGAAATTGTGGGTGCTAGAGTTGGTGCATCTAAAATGGGTTTCTTTACCTCACCTGATGGTGATGGATATGTTGGTGATGGTGAATATGAAGATACATTTAATCCAACAATGAACGCTCAAGCTGGTGTATTTGAACAATTACCTGCTGGAATGGACTTTAAGGCATTTGACCCTAATCATCCTAATTCAGCATTTGAATCTTTTACAACTAGTGTTTTAAGAAGTATCGCATCAGGTTTAAATATTTCTTATCATTCATTATCTAATGATTTAACTTCAGTTAATTATTCTTCAATAAGGCAAGGTGCTTTAGAAGATAGAAGCATGTATCAGATATACCAACAATTTGTAGTTGAGCATTTTATAAATCCTGTATTTCAATCATGGTTAGAAATGTCTATATCAACAGGCTATATCAATCTACCAATGG